GTTTCCAGGAGGAAAAGATCATTATTGATCTGACTGATATCGTATTTTATGCGAATAAGTGTTTTATCTTTTGTTGTGAGTCGATTGTTAAAACACATGACTTTTACAGCGCCATTCATGGAGTTGTTAAAGATCATGTTGTTCCCCTTCAGATTCACCTGCTATCTTTGACTTTATTCTTTGTTTTTATTGCTTTGATAGCTCACTTTGTGATCGTGGCATTTCGAAAGTTATGTCACTTTGTTGCCTGGTTAATTGAATACTTTGTCTTGTACTACAAGTCAAAGGAACTGGTTGTTCACCCTCCAGACGATCCTCGTAAGGAGATCGAGCGATTAGCCAAACAAGCCAACCTCAAGGTTCAATACCTTGTGGTTGATGTGCCTGACACCAGTGTCAGTAATGGTAGTCTTAATGAAATGGCCTTGCCTGCAAGTACTTTCGTTGAAACCCCTCATGCATTTACATGTGGCCAAGGAGTGTTGTCGTTTAGACGCTCCAATGGCGATGTGGCTGGGATGGGTTTCAGGACTACTTTTGATGGTAAGCCAGTCCTTGGTACTGCAGCTCATGTATGGAAAGAATTCACCCGTCAGGGTGACAACTTTTCCATTGAAGCTAACAATATCTTGGTTCCTCTTACTATCTCTGACTTTAAGCTTGCGTTTTATTCCAAGGAACAAGATGTGATTTTGCTTTACCCTCCACAGACTTTGTTTTCTGTTTTGAGAGTTAAAACACTTCAATCTGTTCCCTATGTTAAAGGTAAGCAGATAATGGTTTTGGGTCACAGGAACGGAAACCTTACTACCACATTTGGCAGTGTTTTCGGAGAGCGTGACGGGGGCTTTGGCCTCACTCACTACGCTTCAACCTTACCTGGTTATAGCGGAACTCCGATTATTTGTCAAGGGAAAATGGTAGGGGTTCATTTAGCGAGTAATGGAGTAGATGCTAATCTTGGCGTCTCTTGTGTTTGGTTACACTTTAAAGAGAACGGGATTTTCTCTAATGAGTACTACGAAGGCTTTGATGCTAGATCCTATGAGATCGTATCTGAGCTTCCGCGTGGAAAGTCTAAGAGAATGAGATTTAGGACTCTCGATTATGAGTACGAAGCAGAACAGGTCGGAAAATTTATTAAAATCGGTACAGCTGTTAATGTTTCAGGAAATTCGCATTGGACCGTTGAGGATGATCTCAATGATCTCTATGATTACGAAGATAATCACAGAGATTGGGAGCTCAACCGTTCTCCCACTCCAAGCTCAGCTGCCAGTTCTTCTGGAAGTAGAAGGAAAGCTAGACGCAAGTCGAAGAAGTCCTCTGAAAGAGCTTTGCTTGAAGCGGGTTTTCCCAAAGGGGAGGAGTCCCCTCAATCCACTCCTACCAATCCAGTGAAGGAGAAACAGAAGCCTTCTCCTTTGAGGAAGGAGATAGTCCACGATTTAGTGGATCAATCGACTTTATCAAGAAAGAAGAAAGCCCCTGTCTCTCAGAAATCTACTCCTGGGGAGAATATCAGTGGTGCTCCGGCGCCGTCTCAACAGAAGGACTTCAACTTCATGAAATTGGTAGATGCTCGGCTAAGGGTTATGGAGGAAAAGCAACAGTTCGCTCTGAATCTCTTAAACGAGCAACTGAACTTAAAGCCAGTCTTGCAGAGTGGGATTATCCGCCGCGACACGCCGGCGCTGAGCGTCAGTCCTTGTTTAATCAGGCAGCCAAGCACCGAAGTGTCGATTGTGTTGATGTCACGAAAGCAAGAGAAGCTTTACAACAGGATCTGCCACACTCGGAAATTCCAACAGGCTTTGAGAGACCGTACTCCCGAAGAAATTCGAGACTTACGTCTGAAGCTGTTGGATTACGTTATGTCCTTGACCACACGGTTGAGAGGAAATCCTCACCAGGATTTCCTTTCAATGTTGTAGGTAGTGATAATCAATCCGTCCTAGCCCGCTATCTAGAGGTGATAGTGGAGGCCACAATGGAACGGATTGAGTTATTGCGCAATTTTGATGTGAATCAAAATTTGCAACCTCAACATCTAGTTCGTTTGGGTCTTTGTGATCCGTGTAAAGTTTTTGTTAAGAACGAACCACACAAGAAGCGTAAGCTTGTTGATGGAGTTCAGCGTTTGATATTTTCTGTCTCATTAATAGACAATGTTATTGCGCGTATGCTCCATTCAAACCAAAATCGAGAAGAAATTCTCCTTTGGAAGCTTATTCCTCCTAGTGCTGGTCTCGGACTTGACGACCCAGGTTTAATTGCAATACAAGAAGCCATTTCTCAAATGGGGTTAAGATGCGCCGGATTGATGTCTTCGGACGTCTCCGGTTGGGACTTCTCCGTTCAGTTGTGGGAACTTGAGGCTGATCTTCAACGTAGAATTGAATTGAACAGCTCCAAGGGAACCGACTGGGAGCGTATCGCTTCTGCCCATCATTATTGTATGGCCAGAAAGGTATTTGTCCTTAGTGATGGATCTATGTATCAGCAGTTAATTCCTGGGCTCATGCCTTCGGGTTGGTATCTAACGGCTTCTTCGAATAGTAATATTCGAGCTATTGATTCTTATCATGTAGCGTTGGAAGCCGGTGTTAAACCAGCTGTTAAGACTATGGGCGATGACTCAGTGGAAGCTGTTATTCCTGATCCAATTGAATCTTATAGTAAATTGGGCAAGGTTATCAAATTCGTAGAGAACGTTACCCCTAGTAAATTTGAGTTTTGTTCAACTCAATTTGAAAACGGTATTGGAGTTCCAGTGAATATTGATAAGCAGCTAGTGAATTTATTATGTTTTAAACCTCAAACATATGCTGAAGGTCTTGACCGCTTTCAGCAATTTTGCTATGAGCTTAGGCACTATCCACATCTCCAAGATTTAGAGAAGCTTGTTCTTGAATCAGGCTGGTGGGATTCTTTCCCCAGTTATGAAATAAGTCAAGCCTATCTTAATCTTTGAGTCGGGTTCTTAAAAGTCATCCCACTCGACTATAAATTGAGGGGCGTCTGCTCGTGTCCTTAACGTGCTTTGAAGGAAAACACTTAAACACCCCTGTTACGCTGGTACAGGCTTAAACACCGCCGTCAGTAATTGACGTTAACTTAAACGGGTCGGGCTTAGACCCTAACTTAGCGTAGTGGTAAGACACTAGGGAAAATCTATTGGGTTTAGGTCCGTAAAGCACCAAAATCTCTTCGTAGTGCTAACCAAAACGCCAAGAGACTTCACGGCTGCTCTCCAGATTCTGGTTGGCCCTGGATGTAAAGTCCCATCTGGCTTGTGGTATCCAATACTATGCCAAATAAAACACGAAGGCGTGCGCGACGCCCAAATCGCGCAAGTGTTCAGCAGCTCACTCAAAAGTTGCAACAAGTTTCGGTTCGTCCGAAGCGTAAGAAGGCCACACCGTTTGCTGATGCGGGGGCCATCACTGGTCAAAGACTGGGATCAATGTTCGGTATGCCAATGCTCAAGGGCGTTGGCAGATGGCTTGGTTCCGGTATTGGTACTATTCTCGGGTCCGGCGATTATTCTGTCGTTGGTGCCGCTCCTGCTTATAATGTTCTTTCGAATGGTAATCAGATTCCCAAATTTGCTTCTACGAAGCAGACTAATATTGTTTGTCATCGTGAGTATTTGGGTGATATATTTGGTACTGCTGGTTTTAATAATACTTCGTATCCTCTTAATCCCGGCATGGCCGTGACTTTCCCCTGGTTGTCCTCTATAGCTCAAAATTATCAACAATATAAATTTCATGGAATTATCTTTGAATTTAGACCTTTGATAACTGATTTTGTTACTAATGGGGCACCGGGTGTGGTAATTATGGCCACCAATTATAATGCTGATGTTCCTATTTACACTACTAAACAGGAAATGGAGAATAGTGAGTATGCAGTCTCTGTTAAGCCAACGCGTGATCTCATGCATGGCGTTGAGTGTGCTACTACCCAAACAGTGCTTTCGGAGCTTTACATAAGATCTGGAGACGTGACTTCTGGTCAAGATTTGCGTCTTTATGATCTGGGAAACTTCCAATTTGCCACTCAAGCTAATCCTGTTCAGGATCTTGGTGAGCTTTGGGTTTCTTACTGTGTTGAGTTCTTTAAGCCGGTTTTGCCAGCTGATGTTGGCGGTAATGTCCTTTCTGCTGGAACTAATAGAACCGGTGCCACTTTGGCTAGTCCTTTTGGCACTGTTGTATCTGGTGCCTTCGGAACTTTGGATTTGACCGCCACTTCTGATACTTTGACTTGGACTGCGCAACCTGGAAATCACTACTTGGTTGTGATTGCATGGGGTAGTGGTAGTTTTAATTTTGCTACTATTACCACATCAGTAACTGGTCTCGCTGCAACTAACAGTGTTGGTCAGTTGAGTCCCGAACCAGGAGCAATATCTTCCAATAATCATACTCAAACTGGAACTTATCGTTGTACCTTGTTGAACCCCGGTATTGTTTCCTATAAGGTTACTATTACTGGAGGTGTTCCTCCTTTAGTTAGAATTTTGGTGACGGAAATTTCGTCAACAATTGACTAACTTTAAACTTGTGATCTAGCATCTTCCCTAGTTCATTGGAAGACCTATGCTTAGGTTAAGCAGGGTAGCGACTCCTTATCAAAAGTCGAAAAGGTTAAAAGACACCTTTCAAAAGAAATTGGTATGCAAAGCTCATACCTTAAAGATAAGCTTAACGTTTGTTTTGTGGGCGTCGCGTCCCACGGCCCAGTTCATGGCGGTAAACCGAATGGTCCAATTCATGACCTTAAACCGATGAGAAGGAAACTCTAAACCAGGCGTG